AAAAATTCCACATGTTAGGTTTGTTAACATATTGACCATTTATTACGGTCTTTTGCACTATCTGTTTATCAGGATATTTCTCAATCATTTTTTCTATAACCTCCCTTTTTATTAACATGCATCCAGTTGGTGAGTCCGTGACCTCCATAACACCATTTTTAAGTTTAATGTTGTTTGCATCAGGCACTTTCATAGGATAGGTATGAAGAGATCTTCTAATATCATCCGGTGATTTAATTTTACCTTCTTGCATTTTTTTAAATGCCTTATCCCACATAAGTGTCTTTAAGGGATAGGGCACAGAGATAATATGTTTATTAGCTTTCAACATGGTAAATATAGACTTGCCTTGAAAATAAATATCTGAATCAATGAATAATAAATGTGTAGCTTTTGATTCTAGAAAACCCGCAACACAAAGGTTTCTTCCTTGTGTAACCAATGACGATTTAATCAAATGAAAAGAAACTTTTAATTTTTTTTGAAAACATTCTTTTTGAAACTCTATTAATGCTTGTGTATAATGTATAGATACATCACTGTGTACGGGGGTGCCAACAAAAATTTGATATTTTTCAAACTCATTATTATTTTCTACCCAAAGAGGCTCTCTTGCTTTTTCATAATCTGATTGGGTTTCAATACTTACCTCTTGTAAAGTTTGATAAGTATCTTCATTAATATATTTATTTTTTGACACTTAAAGCTCCTTTCAAAAAGTTTTCCCACTCTATAGCTTTTTTTTCCCAACTATAAAATTTTTTATAATATATTTGTTGATCATCCAAATGTTTTTGTATTATTTCTGTATGAAGATATTCAGAACTAACATCAATAGCACCTGCAACACTACCTGCTAACAATTCAAAATTTTTACTGTAATTTACATATACTGGCCATTCAGCACAAGTTTCAGGTAAAGCTCCAAAGTTAGTGGTTATTACATGCAGACCTGCAGCCAAGGCCTCTAGTGCTGAGGCACAAAATGTTTCCTCAAAAATAGATGGGTAAACAAATAGTTGATAATCTGACATGTGTTCTAATATATATTCATTTGGTTTATGTCCTATATAATTTACATTAGGTAATTTTTTAGCTTGATCAAAAAGATCAGTAAAATCTTTATCTACCCTTTGTGCAAACTCAGTTCCGTAAACTTTGTTAGAACTATAAACATCTAAGGTAATATTTTTATTTTTAATCATTTGCATAGCTAGTAATAATACATTTAAACCTCTCCAAGGTGTGCAATGATGAATTATTTTAATTGGATCACCTTTCTTATAAATTTTTCTTTTAGGAAAATTACTTGCACCATTTTTTATTACCATGCATTTATCTTCAGGTATTTGAAAAAAATATCTAAACTTTTCGTAATTCCAATGAGAGTTAAAAACATACCAATCATATTCATGATGTCGGTCTTTGTTTCTAAAAAAACTTTGTAAGTTTGGTTGATCCCACGAATTTTTCTGCCATAGAATATTTATTTTATTAGGATCAATAGGCACTTTACCTGGAATTGAAGTACATATTTGAAATTTATCTAACAAATCTTTAGAAACATATTTTTCTAAAAACTCATGTTGTATTTCAGTTGCACCTCTAGGTTCCACGAGACTCCATATTTTTTTCTAAAGTTTCTTTTTTTGTGATCAAAAAAAATGGTTGCACCCATCTTTCTTCTACAGTTTGATTCATCTTGGGACAATGCCAAGTATCCACATTGTAAAAAATACATCTATTTAATTTAGCACCTATACAAGCCGTTGGTTCATAGTCGTAAGATGAATTATAAAAATTAGTTCCATCTTCAATAGAATTTGAATTATAATATATTACACCTGCAAGATCGGCTTTATCATCTTGATGAGGTTTATATTGACCCCAAGATGGTGAGGCTTTTAACTCTGATAATTTAGTTTTTCGTAAAAAAGTTTTAATTTGCAAAAGTGGAATTTGTGTATGATTTTCAAATGTATTTTTAAAAATAGTGTAAGGGTTCATTTCACTATCATTAGGTAAAAAATCTACTGTCTCATAACAAGGATAACCTTTCATTCTATCTCCACCAAAATATTGTGAAAGAGACTGATGTGTCGCTTGAAAATGAAAATTTAAAAAATGAATAATCATTAAACCTAAATCATGTGGTTTATAAAAATTATCAATACAATTAAATAACATTCAATCAACCTTTTTTATAACCATGATTATTTATAAAACAATTAATTGTAAGTCTACCATCGTGAACATTTGTTCCATAATGTCCATACCCCATGTGATTATACTTCGCATCGTAAATTACAGCTCTATTTTTTACCGCTACTATGTTATTAATAATTTTATTATTTTCATCGTAAAGATAAGTACCTGAATTGAAATTTGTTTCGGATAAATATATTAAAGCTGCAAAATGATTTGCATCATCTTTATGTATCCAATCTGAATTTTTATCAGATTCTATTTTTAAATGAAGATAAGAGTGTATCTGCCAAGTTCCAGGCTCTAATAATTTATGTTGATATAAAAGATTATTAATAAATTCATATAAGAAAATATTTTCTCTACCAAGATGATCGCTTCTATAACCAGGCCAAGTCGCTGTTTCTCCAAATTTATCGCTAAAATCATATTGATTGTACATATTAATTTTTTTAATTTGAGGTAATATACGATCTAAATTAGGAAAAAAATTTTCAACTTGCCTTAAAAACATTGAAATTTATTTTTTAGTGTGCGCACCAATAGATACTCTTGTTACTTTTACCTCTAAATCTTGTCTAAAATCATCACTAGTAGTATCAGTGTTGGGGTCAGCAACATCAGCATCAAAAGCTTCTTTAGATTCATAAACTTTTCCTGTTCTTTTATGTTTTATTATTTCTTTAGCCTCGGCAGGGATTTTAATAGGTTCACTCATTTTCTTCTTCCTTGTTTATTGTATTTCTTATAACTTCTTTTTTCATTTTTTGAAAGTCTTTTTTTATGACGACCTGGACGCTTACGAGGTTTTGGTCTTGGTACAAAATGAACAAATTTTCTTTTAGCCATTTTCTTGAGATCTATCTATTTGTGCATAACTGATTGCCCCTTGAATTGTATTACTTCCTGTAGCTGCTTGAACTGTTATTGCATCACCGGCTTCTAAATTTAAACCTTGAGGTGTAGCGTTAACTTGTGATTTTGCAGCTACCTCATCTCTAAAAAATTCATACTCTGTGCTAGAATCAGAAGAATCTACAAGATTCATATTTACTAAAATAGCCGAAGAAGCATCACTATTAGCACAGTAAACACTTTTAACTATTACTGTTGCATCACTAGGACAAGTAAAGACTGTAGTCTTTCCTGTACTAGCTTGTTTGAAACCTTGATTTTTGTATCTTATTGTCATGATAAAAAATAATTAAAAGCATCTTGTTCATTTTTAAGTTCTTGTTGATACGATGTATTTAACTTATCTTGCATTGTTCGTAAAGACTGAGTAACCTGCCTTTGATTTTCTTCAGTATATTCAGGTAACGGTTCAGGTATAATAATATCAACTCTAGCCATTATCTCATTCCATCAGGTTGAACATCAGCTCTAAAAGTACCATAACGCCAACTCTCATCTGTTGATGTGTTTTCAATTTTTAAATTTGCAAATCTAGATCTTGCTCTCGTGTCAATTTTTTCTGTAGAGCTTGTTATAGTAAAAGGTCCGAGAGGCGAGGATGTTTCAGTGCTAACAGGGAACCTTTTTAGATTTATGGTAACTTTTGCATTACCTTGTATTAATTTAAAATCAGGTATAAATCTTCTTACACTCATAAAAAATTGTCCATCACCGCCTTGTGATAAATCAAAATCACCCGATTGAATGAAAGCAGGTATTGCAGTTTTTGCTCCTGTTGCATCAACTTGATTTACGCCTACTTCATGAGAATAATAAATAGTAGATCCATTAATGTTAGTCACACCTTGTATTGTTGGAAAAGTAGGTGTGCCTGTGGAATTAAATTCAGTCGCATAAGGATTATCGTAAAGGTTGGCATCTGCATATGTGGTTCTAGCTAAAGAGCCAGTCGTCCATGTGCCACTTCCATAATTAAATGTTACACACCTATCAATAAAATTACTTCCATCCTTTGGATAAAACCAAGTTATTTCTTCGTACAATGTATAAAGACCTGCATAGACAGATTCTCCGTTTCCATAATTAATTCCAAGATTATCTCCTTTGGTTGTAAAAACAAAATCTTCAACTAAACATGGTAAAGCTTTAACAGTACCATCGTAAACGAAAAAACCTCCAGCTTCTCCCATCCAATAAACTGCACCATTAGCATATTTAATCGAATGTTGACCTATGGCACCACAATTAGAACCAACCTGTCTTACAGAAAAAGTAAAAGGTGGCCCGACAAACTGTATTACATACGCAGAGGTATTAGTAATAACTAGAATGTAATCTTTACCTTTTACTGCCCCAACTATTTTTGTGCCTGAATCTAATCTAAAAGAACCTGCAGTATTTACTGATGATGGAGTATAATTAGAAATATTTTCTTGATCTGAAAATCTAATAAACATTTTATCTTGAGTTCCAGGGCTTCCAATAGTTGTTTCAGTTCCTAACATAAATAAATGTCTATCTCTATCAGAAACTAACGACATAACTGATGCGGTAGGCGCATTTGAAACTAAAGTTGCTCTAGTGCTAAGTGCGTTAGGATTAGAGTTAATAGGATTCCATTCAAAAGTTTTACCACTCTTTACAGTAGCGATTAATTTTTCACCAAAATTATCTAATGACCACGAGGCAGGATCAATTGATACTGTCTGTGATAAAGATGCTTGACCCCAACCAGTAAAATACTCTACCCCTGCACCACTAGAATGTGCAGACCTTGTTCCTGCTACTGCTCTTGTAATACCTGTTAAATCGTTAGATGATACTCCTGTATAAGAAATAAACTCAGCACCAACTTTAATTGTTCCTGTTGATGGAAATCCTGTAGTTGAAGCAAGAGTAATTGAAGTGCCTGAACCTCCAGTACCTGCAGTATCATCAAGTAAAGCTCCATTTAAAGTTCCAAATAATTGTTGACCACCACCCCATAAACCAGTGCCCCATCCAAAACCGTAAGTGAAATTTAAATTACCAGGTTTAACATAAGGATTAATAGTTGCAGACCCACTACCGTTAACAGTAGTTCCTGCAGCACTAGCCATAGTGATAGTAAAAGAATCACTATCAGGCACAGTCACAACTTGAAAAGTATTAGTTTCAAAATCAGATGATGAATAACCTGCTCCAGTTGGAGGAGTTACAGATGTAAATGTAAATAAATCTCCAGCTTCTAATGTATGAGCAGCTTTATTTACAGTAACAGTTGTAGATGTGTTGACCGTATCAAAAGTGCAACCTGTTAGAGCAGTATCTAACGGGGTTACATCATAAAATTCACCCTCATAATAAATAACTAAAAGTTTATTTGTGCCTATGGCTGCATATCTTCTACCATCTAAATCTGCCCAAATAAATTGTTCTCTTGCAGCTCCTACTAAAGTAGTGCTTACAAGTTGCTCCCATCCCCCAATTTTTTCAGGCAGTCCATATCTAAATCTTACAAAGTCACCATCTATCCATTGACCTTCCGCACCACTTGGCGTAACTTGTTTATTAAAACCAGGTTGTATTTGTACATTTGTTAAAGGCATATCTAATTATATCATTTTTCTATTTAAAAGTGTAGGCTACTACCCTCCTTGTCTTACTAGACGGAAAATAATAGTAATGGTATCTTTTATCAAATACTAAACCTCTAAATTTTTTTGGTTGTACTATTTTCTCAGGATTTTTGTTACTTTTGTCCATCACAACAGTATCACCTGTAGCATCATTTAAATATAAAATGAATTGATTATGATCCCATGGATGATCAATATGACTTACACCTTTATTATTATCGCCATAATTGAAAGTTATTTGAACTGCACATCTAAATACTTTTTCACAAACTATATTATTCTTTTTACAAAATGTTAATAATATATCATATAGACCATCCTGTAATGGACTATTCAGATCACCTCTTTCATCACGCACAATATGTATAAAATGATTTAATTCTTCTGAATTGACCCCATTTTTAACAAATTGAAAATTATATACTTTACTATGAAATATCTGATCTAAAAACTTTTTTTGTATATCAGATAAAAAATTATCATCTATTTTAATCATATTCTAATTGTATAAAACATTTATAACTATCTGTACTACTATAAATTTTTGGTTTAAGATTTGTCTTAAATGTTAACATTTGATTCTGAAGAGTCTCTATGGGCTCTACATTAATAAATTTTATTTGTCCATTATTTTTATTTAACAAATAAAAACTTGTGGTTGTGTCTTTAAGTAAATTTAAATTTTCTTTAAAAATTATTTCTTTTTTTGAAGTTTTAGGAATTAACACTAAAACAGCATTAATAATTTTTTTATTAATTTTTTTATTTATAGATTCTAATATATTACAATAAGTGCTAATTATTTTATAGTCATGAATAAATATATGATAAAAATGTAATACATTAGATTGATAGTTAATTGAGTATTTAAAGTTATGGTCAAAAATAACTTTTTCAATGTATCTAAATTTATTATTATCAATAAAATTATTTTCTAGATTTATCATTAATATCTACTTCTTTTGAGTAGGTTAATGTAGTATTTACATCTCCCTCTTGATTTTTTAACATCTCTGCACATAGATTCATTAAATTATTACCAAAATGTCTAAACGCTAATGGTGTAAATATTAATTTCTTTTTTTTTGATAAAATATTTATTTCTTCATCATTGAATACTAATTGCCAAGACTCATCATTGTTTTTTTCAAATTTCATCGCATTTGTCCTAAACTTAATCGGCCATCAAATTTTCTGTTAGCAAAAGGGCCGTTTTGTTTTACAAAGTGTAAAAATACTTGAGTTTGAAAATCCCCTTCAAATATATTCCTTTCATGTTTCAATTCTGTTCCATAATAAATAATTGCATCCCCTGCCTCCGTAAATAATTCTGTGTTGTCTATAATTAAAGGCCATTTACTATCTCCATCAATATGCACTGAAACAGTTATCTCACATTCTCCTCTATCTTTATGTGGTTGAAGAGTGGCTCCATAAGTATACATTCTCCAAAAAGAATAAGTTGGATAAAGTTTTAACTGTGTAATATTTTCTATCATTTTAACTTTATTTTCTAAAAGAGATTCCATTAAAGGATCGTTATAATGACCACATTCACCTGGAACCATGTAAGTTTCAATTTCTTTTATATCGTGTAAATATTTTCTTACAACATTTTTACAATAGATTGATAATAAATTTTTTTCCTTTAAATCTAAAAAATTTGGAATTTTTTGAAACTTATTTTTATCTAAAGTGCCCATGCTACAACCGTATACCTTTCTCCACTCTTTACAGGTTCTACAACATGTGGGAACATAAAATTTGAGGGGAAGATTATTAATCTATTTGATTTAGGTTTAATTTCCATCTCTTTATTTTTATTTGTAGGAAGTATAAATTTTAGTTTACCCCCTTCATAATCATCATTAATCATAAATATAAAACTTAAAGTTCTCATTGCAGTAGAGCCTGAATCTACATGTATTTGAAAATATTCTGTCTTCTTATATCGTAACAATTCTATTTGGTTTATTAAAACAGATTGAGGACGATTATTATCAAAAATTATAGAATGATTATTCATGTAATCTTGTGCATGAAATGTTAAGTAGGACATTAAATAATTACATAAGATAACGCCAGTCATAGAAATATCACCATAGGCTGCCAAAGGCTCACTTGTGCTTTTTCTAACTTCATGGTTTTTAAAATTACCCTCTAGATTATTAGTAATAAACGATTCTTTTGTTCTACAAAATGATGGTTTATTTTTTGCATATAAAAATAATTTATTTAAAACCTTTGGGTTCATAACATCATCATACACTCTAATATAATCATAGATGACATAACCAGGTGTGTCTAATTGAATTTTATTCTCGACCATATATTTCTTTTATAATTGTTAAAATTAAAAAATCCCCACTTAAAAATATCTTTAGTAGAAGTTTTACTTGAAATTTTCATTTTCCATGTTTCTCTTTTGAAAGGTATTATTTGAACATATGGTGTACCTTTTTTTAATATAGTATCAAGTATAGGATATTTATCTCCATTTATAATAAAAGGGAAGTTAACTTCTATAGGATGTTTATCTGTTTGGACTATTCCTGGTATGATAGAAAATCTATCATCGTTATTATTTAAAGGTGGCACAAATAAACATGAATATCCAGGTGGAGTTGTTATCTTCCAAGGATTTAAAATTTTATAAATATCATAACTTAAATTTTTTTTTAAAATTGAAGAACCTTTAACTTGACCAGGGCTATGACCAGCACCATCTTCATTAATATTTAAATTTGGAATATAACTTATATTTGTTAACCTTTGAAACCAAACACTTTCTCTATCGTTATTTTCATTTTTAATATTATGTTTTATTGTAATATCTAATGGCAATTCTAATAAATACCCTGTAGATATTGTTTCTAAAAAAGGCATACACCCTTTTATTGTGCTTTTGATTGAATCATGTTTAAGTTTTTTATACCATTCGGGCATATTTAACTTTATAGGTTTAGGAAGATTTTCTTTTAAATTAATATATTTTTCAGGCGCACTAAACGTTATAATATTATCAAACATTTAGTTTTGTATATATTATTTTGTAGGCAATTCCAATAAACTTTTATATGACATAGAATTATCTTGAAAATATTGTTCTACAGATGATTCTAAAGGATATGTAATACTATTAGGATCAAAACTACTTAAAAAATTTTTATAAGTAGTCCACTCATTAACCTTAGCATGTGATGGGTTTAATGCTAACCATTTATCAATTTCACTTATAATTGAATTAATATAATTTTGAACAAACTCTGCATTACTATCATTAGGGTTAGGATTTTGTGTGGGATCGTGATGAAAATATGTAAAATTAGATCCATCATAACCTGTAATTTCATACGAAGTTGTTTTAACTTTAATAAAATCATCATTACTAACTTCAACGATATCCATATTATCAGTAGCATGATATTGTTGATCATTTTCATTTTCAACAATACTTGTTAATGTGGTTTGATTTTTCTCTTGATCTTTAACAAAATAAAAATAAGACATTTTATGGCTCCATAATTAAAAGTTGACCGGCTTGACCTGGGTTTCCATTTCCTTGGCCTGTTACTGCATTGCCACCGAATCCACCAGTACCAACAAATCCATATTTAACATTTTCTGCATCACCAAAATTAGAAATAAAAGCTCCTGGCGCTGAACCTGCATTACCTTTGTTTCCATTATTGTGTTGTCTTCCGTTACCACCGTTACCTGAATTTACCGTTATGTTTGAACTTGGATGATAAGCAAGAGTTGTAGCATTACCAGCTGAACCTGCGTTTGAAAATCCGTGGCTATTATTATAGTTTCCACCAGCACCACCTGTTCCTATTGCATATGCATAAGATGTTGACGGTTGTACAGCTAAATTATAATAACCATAACCTCCCGCTCCTCCAGCTCCTCCTCCGTTAGCTGGATGATATGCACCCCCTCCTGAGCCGCCACCTGGACCTTTAGCAAAAACACCAAGTTCAGAAGTTGTAGATCTAGTGTCTACATTTCCATTTCCACTATTTAAAAGGTGTCTTATTAATGTTGTGCCTCCACCTGCAGACCCTGAAGATGCAGCAGTAATTCTACCTTGTGCATCCACTGTAATATCAGCCGTGGTGTATGAACCTGCAGTTACTGTAGTGTTAGCAAGTTGATCTGCTCCGACAGCATCGTCTGCTATTTTAGCTTGAGTTACTGCATCAGCATTAATGGATGCAGTTACGACAGCGTTATCAGAAAGTTGTGCAGCTCTAATTGCATCGTCTGCTATTTTTGCATTTGTAATAGCATCGTCTGCAACCTGTGCAGTTCCAATTGTTCCTCCTAAAGTATCTAGTGAAACCTCATTAAGATTTGTTCCATCAGAATATGCTGCATAAATTTTTTGTGCGTCAGGTGTAAATCCAGTTCCTGATGCAGTTTTGATTGTAAGATTAGTTGGATTAGTTACTCCAGTAACATCAAAAATATAAAATTTTTCAATTGAATCAGGTATTGTACAAATAGTACCTGATGTTGCAGTAATAGTTGCAAATTTAATTACAAGATTTCTTGCATTTGATAATGCACCGTCAGACATAACAAGTGCAGTAGTGCCTCCTGCAGATAATGTTACTTGTTCAAAACCTGCTATTGCTTGTTGTACTAAATTTAAATTTGTGTTTGTTTTATCACCCCATGTACCAGCATTTTCACCAGTCACCATAAGTTCGAGTTTTAGATCACTTGAATAACTAGACGTCATATAAATTTCTCCTTAAATAATGATATTATACATTTGTTAAGCTGCCAAATCAACCTCTGTCCATGTATTAGAAACTCCTAAATCTACCTCAGACCAAGATGTTATATTAACATTTCCTATATTTGCTGTTATTTGGATACCCGTTACATCTATTCCAGCTCCACCTACTATAGTTACAGAACCTATCGCACTAGTCATTGTTGAACCAGTTACATCATATTTAGATGCTTGTCCCTCTTCACCTAAAGTCATAGTCATAGTTTGACCAGTGACTGTTTCAGTGGTTGTTTGTTCTAAAGTAATTGTACCTATACTAAATGTACCTTGTATGCCTGTTACATCTACAGGAATTTTAGGTTCAGGAACCACTTGACCAATTCCACCTGATAATAAAATTCCAGTTGGTGAAACTGTTGCGTCTGCAGTTATTGTTGTACTTCCAACTACTCCATCTAATTGATCTTCGGCTGCAAAAACGACAACTCCAAAATCACCAATTAATGAAATAGTACCTTGTGTAGATGTTAAAGATTGCCCTGATACTGAAACAGTTACATCAGTAAATCCAACTTCTTCACCTATTGATGATGTCATAGATTGACCTGTAACTGCTACAGAGTAAGCAACACCCCATGCAAACTCTCCCCATGCAGCTCTACCCCAACCTTCACCTGTTAATATACTCTCATCTATTGTTACACTTCCAATAGAGGATGTCATTGAACTTCCAGTAACATTTACACCAAATCCAGTTACGACCTGACCAACTCCTAATGAAGCTGTAACTGGACCAGGATTTGTAACTACAACAGAAGTACCACCAACTGTTGATCCTTGGGATGAGGCTAATACAATACCAGTTGGTTGTATATCTACACCTCCTGTAACTGAAGATAAACTTCCGATACTTGAAGACATAGATGTGCCTGTTACGGAAACAGATATATTGCCTTGTTCACCCCAAACACCCTCACCCCAAGTGAGTGCTCCCCATGTAGTTGAGGTTATATCAAAAATACCCCCCATACCTATGCCATGTACATAACATAAATAATAAAAATCAGTTTGTGATGATGGAGTTACCTCTATATATCTTGTGGTTGCAGCATTAAAAGTTGTCGTATTTGTGTAACTTGAATAATTAGATGCTCCGTCAAGATAATAAGTTACACCTGATGTTAAATATTGAGCCTGACTTGTTGTTGTTGAGAAAATTAAGGGGTGATTATCATTAGAATTATCACTTTGATCGAATCTTAATGTTGCACCTTGAACCCAACTTACAGTTCCTGGACCAGTAGAATTTCTAGCACCGTCTAAATAAAAAACATTACCAGTGCCACCGCCATATAGATTACCTGAAGCTACGGTTACTGTATAAGTTAACTCTGCCATAGCTTCAGGACCTTAAATTAAGATAATCTTAAAATTGCAGCGGAAGTAGTGAAAGCTGGAAACTGAATAGTAAATGTTCCAGATGTTGCAGTCTTGTCACCACCAAAATCTAATACAGCTACTGCGTCAGTAGTCGATGAACCACCATCTGTAGTAGTGTTATAGATTAATGCTCCTCTTGCAGTAAGAGTTACACCAACAAAAGATAAGTCAGCAAAATCTGTAATAGCTACAGATGATGAAACTTTTACACCTTGGTTTACTAAGGCTTTTCCACCCGCAGTATATCCTGATGGCGATGAAACCTCATTCGAGGTAGTATAATTTGTTGTAGATTTTCCTAAAGTAGCTGAGCTAGTATACATCGCTAATTTGTAAGTATCAGATGATGTATCAAAGTCATGCTTTCCTTGAAGTAATTCTTTTTTAAAAGAATCACATATTGCATTTGTTGTTATTGCCATTTTATTCTCCTATAATTTACGGACTAGGAGAATCGACTTTGATCCTTGGAACACCGTCTGTATATTCTCCTCGTCTTCTTCTGCCCATTTGTTGTAGAGCAAAATTTTGTACTTCTTCATTATACTTTGAATTATAGAGGTTGTATAGATTGTCGGGTCCTTTTAAAAATCTAAAAGCTTCTGCTAAAACACCATGTAATAACATCGACTCTTGGTATGTAGATAAAAAGGTATTATTGGTTGATGTAAAATTAGGAGGATCTTTAATGTAATTAACCTGAATTGTATCTGCAGATGGTGGTATAGGTGCTACTAAAATATTAAAATCATCATAATTTGCATAATATTGTGGAGTGCCTTGTCTACCTGTCCCATTAAATTCTGAAATAAAACTTATATCTCTTTTTTCTAAAAAAATTCTATTACCTGAAGAATCTATATGCTCAACAGATCTTATAATTAAAATATCAGATGGTAAGGATACTGCTCTGTTTCCAGCAGTAAAATTAGAAGTAGCATATTTCCTTAAATCATCATAATCTACTTTACCTGCAACATCTAATTCTACAGATCTTATGAAATCTTGAATTATAGAATCTGTTAAAACATTACTATCAACTTCTGTATAGTCTCTTACCTGTGTTAGAAAATTTGCGTGAGTTATAGACATTATGAAATACTAACCTCCACGCTTCCGATATTACTTAACATCTCTCTTCTTCTATTTTGTATGGATGGATCTTCAGGCACCATACTATGTATTGTTGTGGTAATACCGTTAGTTGTTACATTAAATTCTTGTGTCTTAAAAGCAAACTCTCCAGGTAATGACAAGTTTGCAACACCAACATGTATGCCACCTGAATTTGAAATTGTATTATCATTTGCAAATTCTTGAGTGGGTTGTTGAAATTTCATCACTCTTGGATTTTTCAATGCTATGGCATCTGCTTTATGATATGGTGGATCAAGTTGTGGATGTTTTGGTTCAAACTCACTTATGTGTACTAACGAGCCATTCCATTCCTTAACCATTTCTCTATAAGGATACTCCATTCCTGATCTATCAGAGATAGCTTTTGATCTTTTCCCACTAGCAAAACTCATTAGACACCATCTCCAAAATAAGTTTGAGGAGATATATATACGGATGTTCTCTGACCATCTTCATTTAGAGCTCTTAATAATTCATCCTCATAAAGTTGTTTCAAAACTTGTATTCTATCTGGAGCTCTTTTTTGTGCTAGATAATAAGCTAAACCTGAACACATGCATGGTAAAAATCTATAAACCACATCGGTTTGATTATTATATCCACCTACATCTTGAATTCTATCTATAGTATAAAATTTTAATGTCGTAAAAGTAGTAGCATCAGGTGC